TAACTCTATAATTTTTTTGATAGGCTATTATTGTAGTTGCTGGTTGTAAAACTTGTTTATAACAATAAGCCTCATAGCTTGTCCCACTTGGTGGTAAAAAGTTAGCCGAATCGTATGTAACCAACACATATAAGTTTCTTAATGTATCAACAGGTACAGTACCAAAACTACTCGGCTCTATACTATGAAGTGTACCTACGCTTACTGTTGGATTTGTAATAGTACCATCTGCTGCTATTGAAAGTCCTGTAATCTCTGTATCTGCACAACTAAAGTTTTGCAACACTACAGGTGGAGCAGGTTCTTGGTGTTCTATAAAGAATGGACTTCTTGCTTTAATCATTTTTTAATGCTATAAAATCTTCAATGTCTAATGCAAACTTTTCTATTAGTTCGTCTGGTAGTTTTAGCACATTTGTTTCAAACGGTTTAGTAAAAAAGAAACTTGCCCTTAACCCCTTTTCGTATATACTTTTAGCCAACAAATACCTTAAACTCTTTCTGCCAATAAACCTACCCTGCTCATCCCTTGTTCCCTTAATAGACTTTTTAACCATCCACTTATCAAGGGATTGTGGAGGTATGCTTTTAAATCTGCCTGAATACTTAAAAGGACTGTTCTTACTTTTAGAATACGTTGATTTACTTCCCTTTACACCTAAGTCTTGGAATGCACCATAGTCCGCCATATAAAACTGCACCTTAAAGTCGTTTTCGGTTACGTCTAATTCATACCCTAAGCTACCCTCTAAGTCACCACTTGTAGAACCAGTAATAAACTTATTATTACGATGCCTTCTAAGGTTACCCTTTGATTGTTTTATAATACTTTTAGCAAATGCCTCTAAGGCTTGTTTTGTTTCTTTAAAGGTCATTAGCAGACTGTCATATCATTTACTACCATTACACTAAAGGTTGCAGTCCATCCTGCTAATTTGTTTTCAAACCTATCTACAAATGGCTCACAAGTTACATCAGATTCTACTTGATACTTGTCTGTGTAGCTATCCCCTCTTTGTAGTTCGTTTATTACCCTTGTTAGTAGTGCAAGTTGTGTGTTTAGTACGTCCTGTTCGTTGTCGTTTCCTACAAAGGCATCTGTAACCTCATCGTTGGATATATCCACTATGTCCATTGCAAGAACAGAAATACTAAAAGTTGTGGTCTTAGTACCTACTACTGCATTGTTAACTATAATATGCGACAAAGGAAAGATACTCTGCTTATCTAAATCTACATCGTCAATACTTCCATAGGTAACCGTGTTTACAAATGGCTCTGCATTTAGTAGTGTTTTTAGTTTGTCTGTTACTTCGTAAAATCCTTTCATCTTTTCTTAATCATTGATTTTTCTAATTCTGTCTTTTCTTTTTCAAAGGCTAAATACATAAATGACTTGTGCATATTTAGTTTAGTAATGTTGTCGAATTGGGTAACATCTCCCTTAGCCAGTCCATAGATTGATTGATACCAACCCCACTTTCTTCCAAAGCTACTCGTTGCTGAGTAGTCAGATTCTCCCCCATCTCCTTCGCTAAATATTTCAGGGTAGTTTGTAACAACTCGTTGTTTAAACTGTAAAAAAAAACCAAGCAACCCATTACAACATCTAAAGGCGTGTCCTTGAACTTCTCGGTGTCCTCCTTTGCGGTGTATTCTTCTATTTGGTATCTATCGTCCTTTTTAAGTGTAACTGGTCTGTAAAGTACTGCCATAGCTTTGTGCATTGTTTCCCAGTCTGAGATGTTGCTATCAAGGTCTATGTACTCCCCTAAGGTAATGTCATCTAACTTTGGTATGAAACCGTACTCTACACCCTTTAAAGTAAATGTAGGTATTAGTTCTGTCTTTACGTTAAACATACTATTTAGGTCAGATACTATACTATTTACGTATTTGTATTTGATTCTTGCTATATCTTTTAAATCAAGTCTGCAGAATATCTCAACCATTTTGTGTAGTAAGAAGTTACTATTTTGGTTGTCTACTGTGTTTAGCTTTTCAAACTTCTGATATTGTTCTAATGTTATATCAGATAACTTTTCAGGTATGTATATGTCTATTTTCATAATCGTATATTAATACAATAAAAATACGACAAATATGTATAAAAGAAAAGGGGACATCTCTGCCCCCTAATCCTAAACAAACCAAATGAAAATCTATCTATAGGTTTCGTACATATACTTGTACAGTTCTTCTATCTTGTTTTCTAACTCTTTTGAGTTCTGTGTGTATTCTTCTTTTCCTACCTGTGTGTTTTTCTGTATCACAAGATGTATTTTTACTTTTGACTTATAACCACCTTGCGTAATAGGCTTTAAAACGACAAAGAATCCATTATTCCAGCACCACTTCTTGTGCAAGTATGGTCTCATAAAGTCGTTGTCTATCGCCATATCCAAAAAGCTATCTTAACAAATGCAAATATAGCTATGTAGTATGCAAATGTAAGTATTGTAATATCTCTAATTGCTTTCTTAATGCGCTTCCTGTTTTGTTTAGCACAAATTTCTTTTTTAATAATAATGTAATCTTTCATTGTTTTATAATTTAAAAGGGGCATTGCTGCCCCCTGTTGTTTTTATCTAATTGATTGCATAATTTCTGTAACACCATCTTGGAATAATACTGCTCTTTTATAAGCATCTTTTCCTTCAAATATTTTTTCATTAATATTATCTCCAAACTTTATAATTAATTTGTAAGATGTTCCCTCAACGTTTGATAATAATCTTGTAGATGTTGACCTGTCTTTGTACTTTTTCATTTGATTAATTTTAATTAATAATTGTTTTATGATGTAAATATATAACCTTTTTTTTAATTAACAAATAATAAACAATTTATTTTTAATATACATAGTATTGTCCCCTGTGTGCGTTATTTAACGTATCTGTTAATACATACCTAAATGCATCTATGCAGTCAGGATGTTCTCCTGTTGGTTTTGGTAGCGTGTTACCATCTTTGTCTTTTGCCCATACATATCCTTGTAGTTCTCTTTTTAGATTTCTGCTTCTGCTTGTTACGTATATCTCGTTTTGGTTTATTAGGTTGATTCCAAAGTTTACACTATCCCTACCTTTTGTACAAGGGTAGATATTATGCCCATCCCTTCTAAGCGTTTCTATGGACTTAGGTTCTGCTTGGTCGGCAACTATGTTGTCTTTTATATTATTGTGCCTTAGGAATAAGCTAACGTCCCTTAAAACCGTATTAGACTTATAGAATACTTCATCAGCTATGTAGGCTTCGTTCCATTTGTATAATCCTATGATTGTAGTGGGGTCTGTATATCCAAAGTCCATACCGTAACCTAATAGCCTTGCTTCGTTTGGTACTGTATCTATTTCTTTCCAATCAGGAATACATACACCTTCTAAAGAACCTGTTTCACCTAAACCGTAAACCCTCCACCAATTAGACCAATAAGTAGATGTCTTTGCCTTATCTCTTGCTTTCTCTATTTCCCTTATTATGGTTTCAGGTAATGCATCGTTGTCTTTATAGGTAAGTGTAATGTAATCCGTATCTTCTTTACCTATTAGTTCCTTGTCCACCCAAAACAAACTTGATGGGTTGTAGTCTAACCATATTGTCCCTGATGTTCTAACTGCTAATTGTGTGTAAGCATCAAAGGGTACGTTATTACATTCGTTAATGTATAGGTCTGTTCTACGAGCGCCCCTAAGTTTATCAGGCTGGTCTGTTGAGAAAAACTCTATATAGCTTCCGTTTGTAAAAGTGTACTTTAAAGTGCTTTTATTGTATTGGCTTTCTTTGTACCTATTTAAACTTTTTAGGATTGAAATGAAATCCTTGACGCAGCCACGCCTAAGATGGGGAATACTTTCGGATACTACGCTAATCTCTTTGCCTTCGTTTTTAATGGCATAGTCTATTAGCAAACAAAGTATTGATATAGTCTTAGACGCACTTGTGCCGCCCTTAACTACTCGTATCCTACTCTGTAGCTTTCTTAGCTTGTGAAATGCAATGGTTTTCTTTACACGCATACAAAATGCAGATTAGGGTTGTGGTTATCCCTAATCCTCCATAAACAAAGGTAAGTCCTCGTTGATAGTAATGTCTTTGGTTTCTCTTGGCTTACCTGCGTAATAGTTATAGAAAAGTTGCACAAACTTAAAGTCACCTCTTTCTACTCCATCCTTTAATGCTATGTAAGCTGCATCTTCTAATGGAGAAAGTTTCTCTATAAGGTTTACTTCTTCTGTCTTAGACTTTCTGCCTGCACCATCTCTTTTTCCTCCGTGTGCCATCTTGATATAACTTGATTATTCATATATATAATAAAAAAAACTATTCTTTGTTAAATAACAATGCTATTACTAAAGCTAATATTGCAGTTAAATAAAATATAGTTATTGCTTCAAACATCGTACAAAGTATAATATACGGTTAGTTCTTCGTTAGCCTTTATTGGTTTAATAGTATAAAGGTTGCCTATCCTGCCCTTTTTTAGTATAAAGCAGTTAGGACTATCACTATGGTTTAAAAAGCCTCCTAAGGGTGTTCTAATTAGTTCTTCTAAATAGGGGTTTATAGCATCTACTTTATGGTGTGTTATTCCTAAGTCATTTCCTGCTTCTATTTTTTCTGTAGCAAATACTCCTTGTCCGTGTATCTTGCTTTTCTTTATAGTCAGTTCTTTAGGTAGAGGTTTATACATTTATTAGTTTTTTAAGGTTTCTATGTTTTGTATTTACATCTCTTAGTTCTAAAAGTACCTTTGCGTATTTTCTTTTGTAGAAGTCCCTACCTCTGTGTTTAGCATTTTCTCTTTTAAACTCCTTGCTTACAAGTTTGTCTATCTTTTCGTAGGATTGCATATATCTTTCTTCGTGTTGGTCTATCCAATCCCTGTAAAGTTTTAAACCGTGTAGTACAGTTGCGTGGTTCCTGTTTACTGATTTGCCTATCACTTCCAAAGAATGTAGCGTGTATTCTCTACATAGCTTATAGTACATTGCCCTTGTATATACTAATTCTGTTTTTCTTGATGGGTGTGTTAGGTTGTATCCTGTTTCTGTTTCTACTATTTCTTTAATCTTGTCTATTGTCATATTCTATTTCTTTTATCGCTTTTAGTATTCCTGCACAAGCCTCGTAATCTTCCAAGTCCTCATACATCTTTAATGTTTTATACATTTCCTCCATACTTACACCGTTCTGAAAGTCTATTAGTGCAAGTAGGTAAAACTCTTTCATTTCTTTATTCAAAACATTTCTAATTGGTTTTCATTTTGTTTTCGTATAACTCCTAAAGCTGTTTCAAGTATTGTTTTACTTGCTTCATAATCAACCAGGTTTCTTGCTATTTTATTGATGCGTTGGTTTCCTTTATATTTGTAAAAATCGTAATCGTGAAATTCACACAGTTTTTTAACCTCGTTAGTTCCAGTACTTATTTTTACCTTTCTATTTGTTAAAACATTTGGTAATATAAAGTTTGACCAGTAAAGATGCCTACCTCTTTTTTGTGGATTCCGCATCGGTTCATAATACGGTATAACATTTTCAACAATATATTTTCCTTTAAAATGATGTTGCAAAAATATGATTTCCTCATATAAAGACATATTTGGAAAAACTGGATTTTTACCATTTGCTCCAAACCCCCAATACCTGGCTCGGCTATGTGTTGGGCAAGGTGGAGAAGTCCAGATAAAATCAAACTCCTTATAGTGGTCTAAAAGATATTGGTGGGCATCTGCAATTATAACTTTGTCGTTAGGAAATCTTTCTTGATATAATCTTGCACATTCAGGGTCTAATTCAACACCTGTAACCTCAACATCAGTTACTTCATCCCATTTATATCTGTTCCCTCCTAAACAAGCATAAAGATTTAGTATTTTCATTTGTTTTTCTTTTGTCGTAATATCATATAATAGTCATTAAGATATGCCTCCATAATAGGTTTAAAATCTGTAATAGATGTTATTGCTAAGTGATTTTGTTTAGCCATAGTTTCGTATTGCTTAAAAAGATAATTCATTGCTTTCTTATCCATTTTTGTTTTATATAAAGCAACGCTTATCATTTCCCTTACACAATACGCAGCAATTCTATTTTTACCGTATTCTTTGTTTAGATAAGAAAATTTACTTACAAGGTAATCAGAAAAATCTTTATTAATTATTTTAGATTTACCCTCTTTAAAACCAGAGTCTTTAATGCCAAAATAACAATTAACTATATTACCTACCGTTATGTTGTTTTTATTTTCAAGATACGCACGATAAACAAGATTATAGTCTAAATTAAATTCAATATATGCTTTTAGATAATCAACAGTTTTCCACTCCCTATTCCCGTTGTTTAAACTTATAATTGTGTCTAAATGTTCTTTTTGTACTCGTGTGTCTATCCAATCTACTATATATGCTGGTACGGTTTTTTCTTTTAAGAGCATAGCACTTTGCAATCTGTGATGCCCTTCTATTAAATCTCCTTTTTCTGATACTACTATTGGCATCATCCAACCATAATTTATTAGTTTTTCTTTAAAGGTTTCTGCGTGCGATTGTAATAAGTCCCTGTTTACTTTTGCAAATTTTAAGTTTTTAATTGGATAATTAGATTTAAACTTTCCTACTTTAATACTTTTTTCGTTTTTATTATACATAATTATTGTTTTATTGTTTTGCCTACTCTAAAAGGTTTTCGGCTACCCCTTATAATATTCCTCTCATTACATATTGGTCAAGGTCGTGTTCTTCTACAAAAAAGTATTTATATAAATCTGTTGCTTGTCTGTATTTGTCCTCGCCTCTTGCTATAAAATCTTCACTTGCTTCAAAGACTCCTATATCGCAACTGCCTTTGTCAATTACCAAAAAGGTAAACTTATCTACGTTGAATAGTTTTGTGTACAGATACGCTTGTAGGTCGTAGCCATACTTGTCCGCACTATATCTAAAAGAACCTATGTCTTGTGTTGTCTTAATATCTATAATGTTATTGTCTTTTAGTATATCTGCCTTACCTCTAAATGCAAGACCATCAAGCATTTCTATTGCAGGTACTTCAAACTCTGACTTGTTAATTAGTTTTATTGCTTCTTCGTTTCTTAGCAAAGCATCTGTTAATCGTTGCGCTTGTTGCTTTTCTTTTTCCAAATACACCTCTCCGTGTTCCTCAACTGCGTGTTTGTAAATGTTTGTGTTTTTCGAACTCGCCTCTACAAAATGCAAAGCATCTATCTTATGTGGTTCTAACACCATCCAATGCAATAGCTTACCTGCTCTTAGTGCTGGGGAATCCGTATCGCTTCCGTATTTTGTAACATTCCTATATGTCTTAGGACTTTTCAGTAGCATCTTTAAACTACTACTACTTAATGCGTGTCTGCCTAAATGCCCATAGTAAAATTCGTCATCGTACATCTGTGTGAGTATTTCATCTTTACCCCAAGCCTCTCCGTTTAATAGTGTTATCATAGTCCTAATATTTCGTCTTGTGATTCTTGCCTGTTTCTTAGTTCAGACTTTGCATCTTCTATGTGGCTTTTAAGTGTACTGCCACTTTCTATTATTTTGCGTAGTTCGTCATCTGTATAGAATGACCAAAGGTAATGTTTGTAATTATCCATCTTATTGTTTTTAACAAAGCTACTTATTAATATTTAGTTAACAAACTATTTATTAAGTTTTTTTAGCTTTTGTATGTAAAGCACTGAATCCATTAGTTCCTCTTGCAGATGATTAAGAAACGAATAAAAGCCATCAGGACTATCCTCTAAGGTCGTTCCGTATTCCTTCTGTCCCTTTTCACTACGTTTGTCCATTATGTACTTTACATCTTCTACTATGCCATCTGTTTGCATCTCAAAATATTTCTTTTTACTATCACTCATAAGCCTAATTCCTTTTCTTTTCTTAGTATTGCTATTTCCTTTTCCAGTTCTTGTACTTTCTTTTCTGCTTTTTGCGCACGTTCTATTGCTCTAAGTTTTGAAGTTCTGTATTCATTTAAACTTTCGTTGTAGTATAGTTCGTTTGTATATATTTCCGTGATGTAGTAGTTGATGTCTATAAGACTTTCCATTAACTTATCTACTGTGTCGGTTGGTTTCTTCTCCTGCCACTCTAAAAAAGTATTTGCTATAATATCAAAGTTGGCTAAGTAGTTAATGTGTTTTAAGTTGTGTATCTTTTTGTTCATAGTATCTCAGCATCTATAACAGGCAGCATAGCTACCTCTTTTTTTATTTTATTGTTATTGCTAAAATGGGTTGTTTTATTATGGTATTGTATTTCCCACTTTGGTTTCACAAGGTACAAATTAAATTTATATACTCCTTGTGGTGTGGAATTTATGTAGATGGGTATGTCTAAGTTTTCGTCTGCCTTGCTAATCATCGCATCGTACTTTTTCTTCTCTATAAGCAAAGTATCGTAGTGTGCGCCCCTACATTTAAGTTCTATCCTATGTTTACTTTCAGGACTGTAGCAATCCCATTTAGACATCTGTTTCCTTGCCTTTACTAAATCAGGGTAGCAACAATTTTGCAGATATAAAAATAGGTCATTTTCGCTCCAAGTTTTCACAGGTATTGTTTGTATAGTTGTTCTAACTTTTTATAAACACCATTTACAAAACAAGGAGAGCAGTTAGTTGGTTGTGCGTTATCGCTAAATACTCTGTTATATATTTCTAACATCCTTTTCTGTTCGTCTGATAGTATCGTGCTTTTGCGGTTCTCAAACTTCTCTTGTAGATAATTGTATTCTTCTTCGTTTAAACATTTAGGCTTACGTCTTGGAAATAACTTGTTTAGTTTGTCTTTACGTTCATCACATCCACAGTCATCCCCTGCTATCCACTTGACCGCTTTCTTTATCCCAGTAGCCTTAGTAATCTTTTCTACCGTATCGCCTAAACCTTTACTTGCGTTTTCGTGGTTCTTCTTCCACTCCTTAAATTCCTTTGTTCTTTTGTCGCCTTTAAATTCTGTCATAATCTTTATTTAAGTAATCCTCAAAGTCCTCTTTAAATATTTCCCTTAGTTCTTCTTTACACTTTTTTAGTGTGTTAAATATACTTACCCAACTTATGTTAGTTTCTTCTGATATTTTTCTAATAGACATATCTGTATCTCTGTACAATCTAAATAGGGTTTTATCGTACCACCTCCAACCTTCTATGTGGTTGTCTATTTTTGTAGTTATGTCGTTATATCCTATTTGGTCATCCATTTCCGAATCGTCTGCAATTTGCGTATAAGTTTCTTCATTGTCAATTTCAATTTTTTTGATTTTGTTTTTAGCATTACAATACTGTAAAAAAATAGACCGAAGGGTAAAATAGCAATAACCCCTGCTAACAACACCTTTTTCAATGATTTTTTCTCCACTTGTATATTTATTTAACACAAGGTACATCTCCTGCACAATATCTTCTGCATAGTCAAACTCCCCAAAAGAATGTACAATTTTAATCCATTCACTATGCCTTGCAGCAACTTTACTTAGCCATCTTGCCTCCCCCATATTACGTTTATACTAATTACACCTAATAAGCATTGTAAAGTATATTCCGTAATTTTTGTATTGTTTTCTGTATATGTTTCATCGTGTACTAAAGCACCAACAACAAAACCCTTAATGGGGCTTATTATTATTTCAGCACGTACCATAAATCCAATAACTGTAAATATTCCACCTATTGTCATCAGTAACATAAATAAATGTAGTATTGGACTTGCAAAAATGTTTGGTTCTATCATATCTGTATGGGTTTTATTTCTTTGTAGTTAAGTAGGTCTTGCCCTTTGTATTCAAATCCTACATTGTTTAAAGCCATTCTAAGGCTTATAGGTTGTTCGTATGGTGTACACCTTCCGCCTGTTTCGTTTTCTTTAACCTTTAATACGTGTATGTGGCTATACATCCAATCGCTTGGGTGGCTTGTGTATCTATGTATGCAGTAAACATCATCCGCACGGTTACCCCATTTACCTCCACCCTCTACACCTGCTAAACCTAATGGCATTGGTAAGTTTTCGTATTCGTGTCCTTTTATGTGAGTTTTTCGCAGCGATTCGGTCACTCCGTGTGAATTTAAGAATATCGTTACATTTTTCTTTTTTGCAAATAGTCTAAACTCACTACTCACTTGATAGTCGTACTCGTGGCTTCCTACCGCTCTTAAAAGCTGATGGTCTTTTGCTAAACTATTGTAGGGGTCTATAAGTAAACCATCATAGTCCCAAGCATCCTTTACTGCGTTGGCTTCTTTTAGCAAATCCTTGTAAGTGTATAAATCCTCAACGTCTATTATTTTAAAATGCTTATCGCACCATACTACCGCATCGGCTATGTCTTTTTCTTCTGCCTGATGTATTGGTGTACCCATTTTAAATTCTATAATCTTTCTTACTATGCTTTGTGGTGTGTTTTCGCTTGACCAAATTAAAAATCTCAGGTTGTGCTTTATTGCCCATAGGGTTAACAGGTAACATATCACGGTAGTCTTACCTACGTTAGCGTGTCCAATCAATAAATTAAACCCACCTTGTTTATACCTTATGTACTCGTCTATTTCAGGTACCCCTATCTTTAATCCTTCCTTTACCCTTCCGTATTTTATGTCCAGTATTTTGTCTTGTATTGTTTTACTTTGTGCTATCATCTTATTTGATTGTTTTTTAGTCCATATTTAATACTTTCTTTTTTTGAATCTCTTGGTTCTGGTTTGTATTCGTATCCCAATATAGGATTTATATTATAATTCCAAAAATCCATAGGAAACTTATCTCCTTGTTTCAGTTTTTTAAGCATAAAAAAAAGGGGGTGTTACCCCCCTCATTATTAAAATGGTAAATCTACTCCCTCTCTTGCAGGGTTTTGTTGTGTATTAGTAACTTCGTTGTTTAGTATTTGTGCAATCTTCCAACCTACTACATTCATATAGTGTTTTCCGTTGTACTCATTGCCTCTTAAATTAACACCTACAGATACTTTTTGTCCTGTTTGAAATTTCTGTAATTGATCTACACTTTTGTTTAGAAATTCAACTGGTATATTCTGAGGGTATTTAGTGTCCTCATCAATAGTTAAAATCATCTGTTGTTTAGTTAGCTTGTCGCTTACTGTTACAGGGTCGCTTATTAGTTTAATAGTTCCTTTTAAATCCATTTATAATTTATTTAATTCTGATTCAACTTCTTTTGATACTTTGTACTTGTTTCTAATTTGTTTTACAGTACCACCTTGTTTAATGTAGTTAATCATTTCGTTAAAGTCAGGTGTGTTTTTATTTAACCACTTCTTTTCATTGTCAGGTGTAACAGGAAGGTCAGCTACTACATTGGCAGTTTCTCCACCTAATACATATTGTTCAAATATTTTAGCGGTTTCAATAAGTTGTTGTTCGTCCCAAGACCCTTCCTTACTGTAAAGGTCTGTTGCTCTGTTTAGGCTACTTTGCCTAATAATGTAAAGTTGTGTCTTAT